TCCCTCTCTACGAATACCATAGACAACTCCATCTACGGAGAATTCTAATTGGCAATGGAAATCTTGCTTTCTATTGTTCATAATAGCAGATGCTTTATAAGCCCTACTACACTTATCGAATAAACAAAATGAGATTGCATCAAATAGGGATGATTTTCCCTGTGCGTTTGGTGCGAATAATCCCATCAGTCCGTTTACCTTATTGAAGTTGATTACGTTTTTCTCTCCGTATGAGAACATATTGCTGAAATCGAACTTTATTGGTTTCCAGCTTATGTTTCTTTGTAGTTCTGATGGTTGGATTCTACTATTAATGTCACGATTTATTTTCTCTATTCCAGCTAAGTCCTCCTTTGTCACAAATGGCATCATACGTTCCACATATTCCCCTATTAAAGAGTTTTGATGGTTTATATCAGCCACACTATCTACTTCCAACCTTGCTTCTCTATCGTTGGTTTTCTTCTTATTGAATGTATCCGTTCTAATGATTGTAAAGTCTTCCACACCATACTTTGCCGTAATATCAGCCATCATTCTTTTTGTATCTGCGGTATCCGTATTAGTTATCCTCACTCTTAAACGAGGGTATAACGGCATATCAGTTACATCCGGCACAATACCACCATCAACATCTAAAGTGTAATAACCATAATCGTTTTGGATATCAACTTCTTCATAGGTCATTGTATCTAAATCCCAAACTAAGAATCCGTGCTTGTCTAATGTCTCACCGAAGTTTTGTTGTACCAAAGAACCAGCATATACCACCTTACATCCGCTTGGTGATATCATTTCTTGTCTTTTATGGATATCTCCTAACAGGGCTAAATCATATCCATCAAATATTTCAGTTGTAAAGTGTCTACTACTAACTACATACCCTACATCGGTTGTAGAGTTATCAACAGGTCCGTGAAATAGTGCAATCTTCTTATTACCAAATAGAGTATCAGCTTTAGGCCAATTATCTTTGTTATCAAATATACTGAATACTGCAAAATCAACATCTCCGATTCCGTAAACTTGCGTATCTTTTAAATACGTTAGGTTTGGTAACTTCAATGCATCAACTATTGGAGTAAGTACATCTAATCTATCCGCATTGTTCATATTACAATCGTGATTACCAGCGATTACAATAGTAGGACATAGTTTGTTACATTCCGTAAACAACCAGCTAATCTCACTTACCAATTCAGGACTCATTTCCAATTTAGCATGAGCTATATCTCCAGCTAAGTAGATAATAGAATCTTCCGTTCCTCTTTTTTGTATTTCCTCAAACATTGAGTAAAATACTTCTCTAAACTCTTTGTGTCTTTTTATATTACGAATGTGTATATCCGCAATGTGATAAATTCTCTTTAACCTCATATATTATTTAGTTTGGATAGAACTAAGTCATCCCATCCAGTTTGTGTTGCTCCTTTTAATAATTCTCTAACTGCTTTGAATCCCATATCCCCAGCATCCTTTTCGGTTGGTATAATATTCTTTACGTTAATACCATTCTTTATAAAATAATCAGTATGCTTTGTAGAATCTGAAATAGCATCTGAATCTAATAGTATTGTTATATCCTTAACCCCTTTCTCTATAATCTTATTCTTTAATTTACTTAATAAAAATTTACCAAGCAAAGGAATACAATTTCTCTTAACTGAAAATGAATCAAATACACCTTCCACTAAGGTAATAGGTTCATTCCAATTGATTTGATTTTCAAACACAATTACATCTCTATTAACCGGTGGATTCTTATACTTCATTCGTTCCTCTTTGTAATATGAACGAGCTACGAAGTAATTTAAGTCACCATTCTCATCATACGAAGGTACAATGATTCTGCCAAAGTATAATCCATCAGAACAATATCCGATGTTGTATTTAACGATATCAGCTTGGGTAATTCCTCTTTCTTTAAGATAGTTAATAGCTTGATTGTATTCAGGTTGGAATCCATTTGGTTTGAAGTGTAATTGTTTGAATTCTGATGGTAATTGTAACTTAGCTACATACTCATCTTTCGCAACTAATGTATAATCATCCTCACCATAGATATCTTTCAATCTATTGAGGTCTCTTATATCTACATTGAGTTTGCGAAGGAGGGATTGAATACTCCTACCCTTAGAATCACATACCCAGCAATGCCATCTTTGAGTATCTAAGTTTACCTGAAGTTTTCTCTTATGGTGGTTACAAAATGGACAATGATGTGCCTGCTCATTTCCCTTTAAGGATGAACCTACACCTAATGCGGTGTCTAAAATGTTAATGACTGTTAGTTTATTCTTCCCAGATACCATATTAGTATATTCTACACAAATATACAACTTTTTTGGGGATTTACCAAATTAATGGTTGGAATTCTTCACATCGTATAGAAAATCAGCTAAAAACTGCATTTTTGCTACAATTGGAGCTTTTGGTTGGTTTGCTTCCAACATTCCTTTAAGGTCTACTATTGATGCAGCTGCTATTTGTAGTGCATCATCTTTTGCGTTTAAGTAAGCTTCGGAGATTCCGTACTTTTTTGCGATTTCAGGTATTGTCATAACTTTAGTTTATAATATCCCTACGGAAGAATTTTCCCATAAGGTTTTCGTTTATTGCTTGTTCGTTGGCTAGTACATCGTAATGAAACTGCCATTTAATTTCGTAATATGATAAGGATTTCTTTGAGAAACAAAACTGAATGATTTCTCTTTCAAAGTATTCAGCATTTCCAGCTTTTACTTCTGATTTAATCCATTCGTTTGATGAGTAGTATTTCTCCCAATCGGATGCTTTCTTTACAACCCTTCTACGAGTCTTTCCCTTAAGGGGTTTCAATCTGCGGGTTTGAGATAATGATTTTTTTCCTATATAGAACCTACCGGTTCTGGTATCAATCATTTTATAGACAAATCCAACCGCACCCACTGGTGTGGTTTCTTCTGTAACAATATTTCCATTAAATTTCCAACTCATTTATTATCTTTTAACCGAATCAGAATATTTCTTTTCGTTTAATTTTCCACCTCTAGCTTTAAGAATAGCTGTTTCGTTTGTTGATAAATCTTTACCACCATCTGCGTTTAGAGGGGTTTTATCACCACCCTTAACATCAACTATACCTGTCTTTGGTGGAGTTTTCTTATATATGTCTAATATACTTGCCATTTTGTGTTATTTGAATATAAATATAAATAAAATTGTTTATGAATCAAATCTAACAATAAAATTCACTGGATAATCTGGAGTTGATTTAATTGGTTGAGGTAATTTTGCCACCGCTACCATATTTAGTTCATCATCATACAACGCAATAGTAGTAATATAAGGAGCTAAATACGAACCAGTAGGGTCTAAGCTTACATTATCTTCATAATAAGCAAATTCATCATTTACTATTTTAGTTCCAGCATTATAAAATGATGCGGTTACCAAATCCCCATTTCTAATTGAACCGGGTCTTTGTACTATATGTGTATTTATTACACCACCATCCTCAGTTACCGCAGATGGGTTTTGAGATGTATTAAACTCGTTTTCCAATACGGATAGAAATATTTCATTTTCATATATTGTTTTGGTTGAACGAAAGTTTAAAGTAAATTGAGATAAAACAGAACCACTAACTACATCTTTAGAAACTACTATTAATCCCCTATCGTAAAATATATTACCTTTTATTTGGTTATTATATTTCAAATTTGAATATCCATCATCCACATACGTTCTACCTAATTGCGCATCTTCTAATACAACCGTACCTGGTTTTATACCCTCTCCATACTTTGCTTGTGGTACTGAAAATACTGCTATATTATTTTCTAATATTCTTTCATTTGTAGATGCATAAGAAATTCTTCTACCAACTTCGGTTAATACTGATGCAGTTGCTGGGTTTGTGTAGAATTGGGATTTTATGGATGCGTAAATTATTTTTTTATTAAATCCATAACTCGTCTCATCGTTATCAATATCAACGAGTGTATTAGCCCCATTTATACCAAATACTGGGTATATATCATTTTCATCCAATGTCCATTCTTTATAGACCTTAATTGGTCTAGTGATTACATCGGATTTTGGAATTTCTTTTAACATGTCTTATATAAATATTCGTTAAATGAAAAACCCCCAATGAAGGGGGTTTATTTATTTTCTATAATTTTTAATTAGAATGATAATTTCACTTTAATTAGAACTTCCTTATCAAATGATTTAACAATTGGCTGTGAAGTCTTAGCTACTGCTACTATTTCATTTGCATCATTCAGCAAACCGATTGTTGTAATAAATGTTTGAGGGTCAGTTTCAAATGTTGGTTCAGTAAAGAAACCATCTGCATCTAAGTAAGTAGGATTGTTAGAATAATTAAACTCTCTATTTGTTGCTCTTACAAAGAAGTGTTGTGTTGATACATTTTCAGTTCTTCTAGCATCAAAATCTTTACCTGCTCTAATTGCGTGATATAATCTCTTATGGTTTTCTTTATCAGCAAGTATTGAATAATCTGGTAATAAACTTCCAACGTTTTGGAAATTTTCATTGAATACATTACCAACTACGTTAGCTATCGCTTTTGGATTAAGAATTATAATACCTCTTTCAGGGTAGAATAAACCATACCCTTCACCAGAAGTTGGGTCAGTAGTATTTTTAACAGTTGCTTCGTTTTGGCTTCCTAAATTCAATGAACCAGAAACCACTTTGAATACATTACCACTTAAACCATAATTATCACCGAATTTTTTACCACTATTATCAATAAATGTAAATAATCCATTAGAACCAGATAGTTTTAATGACCAGTTACCAGCATCCATAGATTCTCTATATCTTGCTCTAGCTACGTTTATCACATAAATCTCATTTGAATTTGTTGCCTGCGCAACTGCATTTTCAAATTGAAATTGAGATAATGTTGGGTCTAATAATATTGATTTATATTGTGCGTAAGTCGCTTTAGTTGCCAATAATCCATTAGGGTCATTATCCAAACTAACCGAACCACTACCATCTAAATGCCCATATGCTACTGCGAATTGAACTTCTTCTATATCAGTATCGATTGGGTCAGTTTGATATACATTGTAATAGTATTTACCACTAGTTGCTTCAACTTGCGATGATGTATAAAATGACGTCAACGAACCAGAGTCACTACTCCATAGTCCAGTTGTTACTACTTCTATTTTAGCGTTTACTTTATCAAATTCACCAAATCTTTTGTAAAGACCAGTTCCAGTAGTTCCAGTAGTTGCAATTTGTTGCCCAGCTGGTAAAACTGAATTTAATATCTGTACTATTTGGTTTGAATCAACAGTACCGGTATTCGCCAATGCTCTTATTTGGTCTGTTATTTTTGGGTCGTTTATTAGTGCCATTTTATATTTCTATTTTATTTTATACGTTTGCTTTGTACGTTACAATTACAGGTATAGTTTGAGAACCTCCCGTTTCATTGCCAAATACAGTTATCGTTGTTGATACATCAATTGTTAAATTTGGATTTGGAGTGAACTTAAATTCTAAACCAGTAGTAACCTGTGCCGTTGTTGTAATTTCATCACCTAAGAACAACGCGGTACCAGTTCCGTTTGCTCCTCTAGTTACAGTAAGAGTACCAGCTCTTTGGTCGGCTAATACCATAGTGTATCCAGCATTTTGGTTTCCAGCAGGAGATGTTGTTGGAGATAATCCTACACCACCTTCATATTGATTAACACTAATAGAAGGTACACCCAATCTTACAGTTGGGATTTGAGTAGTTCCTTTTGGTAAAGTAACTAACTTATATCTTAATACTTGAGTTTCATCAGGAGAAGCTTCCGTAATAGGAATAGCTCTAATTGCTGAATCGTAGTATGCTGAACCTTTTGGGTGTGCTGGTTCGTAAAGCGTATAATCAATCTCATCATCTCCCAAAGCGAACTTTGTAATGTTTAAAGATTGTCCAGATGCCAATTTTTGTCTTCCTTTTTTGGTAAGAATTGCATCTACCGTAATTTCCGTGTTATCTAAATATGCCATTTGATATGTTTTTTATCTATATTCTATAAATATAACTAATTTTTATTTTCAATTTAATCAACGATAAGAATTGGTTCACCACTACCTCGTCCAGTCTTAGTAACTCTAAGAATATTAGGGTTGGTTGTAAATGTTTCAACCGGGTCTAACCCATCAGGTGTAGTTGATGAATCTTGAACCGAGCCTTTCCAAAATGAACGAAGCATTCCCTCACCCAAATTATTTGTAAATTTATAATGTGATGGCAAATATCCATTTAAAGCGGTTACCTCTACGGTATCGTTACCAAGTTCAATACTACCACTAAAAGGAAGTTTTGCTACTTTATATTTATATTTAGTAACAGCTATTTTTTCATATTTAACTTGCTTATCCGCTGTGGTTGGGTATCCTTCGGTTTGTGTATTTATTTTTTGGATATATTGTTGTTTTACCAAAAATATACTCTTTCTGCTTCCAGTATTTTGATTATTTCCAAATAATGGGTCATAATCTCTAACCAAACCATTACCTCTTATAGCGTATAATCCATATCCCGCATTTGCAATAGAATCTTTATCATTTCCAATTTCAGTAAATGTAAATGAATCGGCTTCTCCTACCAAATTAGCTCCGGTAGGACATTCTATTAAAGTATCATAAAAAGGAGCAGATGATTCGAATATAATTGAATCTGCTGTATTAATAGTTGTATCGTAATTTGGATTAGTTCCCTCAATTACTATTACATCATTTGCGAAAATTGTAGTTTCTTCATTACTAATGTCACCAGTTAGCATTGCTACTTCTTCTGCGTTTATATGTGCATCTTTCGGAATTGATTCGCCTTCTAATATGTAATTTTCATTCGTATCTATTGAAGTATCAAAATCATTTCGTAATGCTTCCGCTTTTTTCCATTGTGTTTTACTTCTTTCTAAATAATGCGGTTCTATTAATAATCCTTTAGATATATTTGTTCTAGCAGGTGCTAAATCCGAAAGTACCTCGAATAATGATTTATCTATATAGCGTATTAATCTAATATATTCATAGATATCTCTATTACCAAGTCTTTCAAAATAATAATGTCTTAAAGTATCTAATTGTTTATATGAATTGGTATATTCATCGGAAGGGTCACCAATATAGTTATCAATATTAAAATCACCAAATGCTTTTAGGATATCCATATTTAACTCCTTTATTGGAGAGAAGAATAATCCTAAACGATTTGAATCTATTGGAGCTCTATCAAACGCCTTTTTTGTTGCTCTAGTTTTATATGAAAGGTCTCCAATTAATTCCTGGTCTTCAAAACGTATTTTGTTTGAATAGTTTAATCCCATAGATGGCACGGTAGCGGTTACAGTTCTATCATATGGTATATATTGATATGGGTATGCCGATGCAGAATACATATTACTTGCCGATGCAAATGGTTCTGCATATGTATCACTTATAGCTACGTTTTTAATTCCAATATTTTCCGTTTTAGTTCTATCTTTTGGATATTCAAAATCTAAACGGAACATTAAATCTTTTGTAGATGAATCGTAATCATTACCATTGATTGCGTCTGGGAATAGTGTATGATTTTCAAATTTACTTCTTTGTAATGGAACACTCCACAAACGAAATTCATCTAATTCACCCTGATACCCATTTCCACCAACTACTAAGTATGGAGTTGAACCGGTCCATTGACTATCGTTATATAACATAGACATACTAACCGAAGTAATTATTCTTTGCCCATCAGATGTTCCCAACCAAATCTCATACCAAGAAGATGAATCTGGATTGTTGTGCCTATTAATCGCTACGTTGGAATAATGTTCATTTGAAAGTGGAAAATCTAAACTTCCAGTTTTTAAATCAGGACCATATGCATACTCACCACTTAATTCAGGAGTTACATATACAGTTGTTGTTTCAAAGTATGTACTATTAGAATCATTACCACCAAAATTTAATTCTAATTTATAATAAGAACCGGTTGTTTGAACTAAATCTAAAGTAAATTCACTTCCAGATATTAATGTCGCTGGATTAGAGATACTAGCTGAGGGCCTTATTCTAAATTCGATACAATTTGGGAAATCCATTGTTGAGCCTACAATATGCCAAGGTACTTGTATACTTGAATTTTCATCTAATACAATAGCCGCGGTTCTATCATCAAACGTAAATTTTGTAGTGCCATTTTTAACTGGATCTTGCGGTCCGCCAAATTCCATTATCGTCAACATAGATTGTGGTACGCCATAACAAGCCATTACAGCTTTCAATGCTCTAGAAGTACCCTTATGTTTTAATAGATATGGTAAGTTATTTAAAATTCTTCGCCAAACTTCATAATTAGCATCTTCCAAACTTCGGCCGTATTTTGGAGCTCCATTTTGATTAGTACCAAACATATATTCCCAAAGTAATTGAGAATTAAATGCTCTTTTTTCTTCCCAACCCATTGCGTTTAGTAAAGAACTAACTAACGAATCCGGTACTCCTAATTCTTCTTTATGTTCTACTTTTTTAGCTTTTTTTATCCCATTTATATAGACCCACAAAATATCAAAATGTTGGCCTACCATATCTAAAAATAAAATAAAATCAGCATTATCATAATCTTCCGTTATATATTCTGGAAGATTATTACGCATTGCATATGAATTATATTTATCAAATTCTTCCGAATCGTTTAATGCGGTTTCATACCAACTTATTGATATCGGATGATTTTTTGGTCTTAGAACTCTGTATGTGTAAGATGTTAATGGATTAAAATAATTTTCTTTTGGATATGCTAATAAGTTTTCAGATTTAAATAAAAATATTTCATAACCATCAAACGTTTTTATCAAATTACTTATTTTTTGAGCTACTAAATTAGCTTCTATTAAAGCATATGGTGCTGGGATTACTTGAGGTGTCTCAAATTGTAATTGTAAAATTGGGTCCAGTTGTTCACCTATTAATATTTCATTACCAAGTATTTCAGGAGTACCATCTCCACCCGAATCTTCGGTTAATAAATAACCAATTGGGTAGGATGTTTGTGTTAAATCTAAATACTTTGCTTGATATTCTTGTAAAACACTTACTTTATAATAAAAGTTTTTTAATCTTTCAGCCGCTGAACCAAAATGCACAAATTGGTCAAATGTATATGAAGACCCACTTGCATATTGAATATTTAATTTTTCAGTATCAATATTATTTTGAGCGGATATTTTATTTAATATATCATTTGAAGTAGTAGAACCGCTTGCAATTAAATCATCAAATATTTTAAAAGCAGTACCGTTATCAGGTTCTAATAAAAAGTTAGGTCCTTTTAGTGGGGCACAATAACTTGTATCAACTCCACTTATTGTTACCGTTTCAATTATTGGGTCTGATTGAACTTTTGATATCCAAACTTGTTGGTTTGGTTGTATTGCAGTATCTAACGGTTCATATAATTTTAATATAAGCGATTCATCATCACCAATCCAAGTTGTAATTACTTTATTATCACCATCACCAATATGTAATAAGTGAGTTAAGTATTTAGAAGTTTCATCTGCAAAAATAGATTTGTCAAATTGTGCAATAAATCCTTCAGCAATTCTACCAATTGCAACATCTCTTGGAATTGTTAAATCTCCTTTATCAAAAAGAATTGTAATTATTTCAGTTTTACCAACTACGACTTGTCTTCCACTTGTATTGTATGGTATTAATATTAATTGTAAACTAATTTTATCCTGGTCCTCTGAAACGTTGGTACCTGAATTTACTAATAATTGCTTAAAATTAAATGTATGTGTGCCATTACTAGGTAATTGTGTAAAATTTGAATTTGTACTTCCGGCATACATTCTAACATAATCAGTATCAACCGAATCAAAGTATATATTAAAATTTACATCCGTACCAATGTAATCAGGACCTCTTAGAACCGATGGGTATTGTATATTTCTAATATCCGGAACACCAACCCACATATCATCCATTGCAACTAATGCCGTTTCTATAAACTCACCATCTCCACTATTATTACTTGGTACTATTTTTATAGAATATTTACCAATTACATCAAACGTTTTAGATGGTATTAAAATTATAGAACTATCACCACTTACATCAAATGCATATTTCTTATCCTTTACATACACCGATACTCTATTAGTACCTCCAAATAAATTTAATCCAATTGGAACATCTGCGTTTGAATTTATGTTATACTCAGTAAATTCTTTTGATGCTAATCTGTCTAAATTAAGAAATGCTACGGATGGTATTGTTGCTTGTACTATTGTGAAATTTTCAGTAGTAATACTAATATTTAAATCCCTTTCGGCTTTTATTTTAGTAGATATACTTTCCAATCCACTAGTAGCTTCTAACGTTTTTGTTACCAACCCCTCACCACTTACTACTATTTTAGTAATCCTGTATAAATTTATATCAGATGTTTGTATCGAATAAACTAAATCCGATGTTGGTACATCTTCAAAATTTGTTACTCCTGCATTTAAATTAAATTTTTCATTAGTTATACCAGTACCATCCTTCACCACTAATACGGATGAATTTGGGCCCTCAACAGCCATGTTTAATTTTATCTTTTCAACTAAAGGGTCAGTTGGATTTCTATCAGCAATGATATTTTGAGTTAATGTAAAATTTATTTTTTTATCTTGCTTATCAATTTCATAACTATAATCAGTTTGAAGTACCTCATTTATAAATTTTCTTATTCTAAATGTGTATGCCGGTACAGACGAGTAAACCGCTTGATAATTTTCAGGAATTCTATATAAACTGTTATCTTCATACGTTTGATTGGGTAATCCTCTTGTATCGTATCCAACCAAACTATCATATGGATTTATATTTAAATTAACATATGGTATATAGTAATTTGGATTTTGTACAACATCTATTATATATTCTTCGTTACACGCGTATCCTTCCTTTTGTACCGTAATTTTTTTACTACCTTCGTCCAACAATTGCGATACCATAATAGGTAACCCATAATTTGTTGTTTGGTATGTAGGTCTACCATTTATATAAATACTTGCCGCGGCATTTGCCTCTATATAAAATATATTTTTACTATCACTTTGAGCCGTATTTGGAGTATCTATGATAGGTATAAAGCCTCCTCCTCCGCCGCCACCATAGGAGATGCCAGCACCTGAACCCCCACCTATACCAATACCCAATTCATTATCAAGATTGTATAATTGTTGTGATTCGTTTACCCCAAATCCATTATCAAATGCGTTTTCTTCTACTGCTCTCATTACTTTATAAGTATTTTATATTATTGAAATGCCAGTTGTTCTCTGCCCATACCACCATCTGATAAATTATCTCTATCTAATGATTGTGTATCAAATTGTCCTCCACCGCCTCCTCCTCCGCCACCTCCAGTATATGGTGGGCTATATGGTGGTTCATCAATTGGTGTAACTATTTCAATTGGTGGGGGTGGGTCCGGTACTGGCCTACTCACATCAAACGGTGGGTCTGGAATTTGTTTTTTTATTTCTTCTTCCAATTTCAATTCTTTACTTGTTAATATTGGATTTATAATTTCAGCTTTTCTAATTACAGGACTTGTTGTATCTATTATTGTGTTTGATTCTATTCTTTGTAATACCTTACCAACTACATCAATACTCGTATCAACGCCCATATCATATGTAGTTTCAGTTTTTACATCCGGGTTAGGAAAATAAAAATCAATACACATAATTAATATCTTTTTACATATATTTTCAATTTCATTAATAGATAATCCTACTACTGGTTTTTCAGATTTAGGTTTTCCATAATTAATATCGTTTATATCAGATATTTTGTTTTGAAATTCATAAAAACAAGCTTGTGTAAATTTTTCAAATACCTTTGTCGAAAACGTTTCAAAGTTTTTTATTTTAAATTCATATACAAGTTTATTTAGCCAGCTAGCTGTATATTTTGATTTAATAAATTCATCAATACCGATTGGACTTATTTTTTCAACAAATGGAAATGTTAAATTTATAGTATCATCTCTAAATTCACCATTATTTACAAATACATCGTATCTTTTTTTAAGTTCTTCATTTAATTCTAATCCTTTTTTTAATGGTAATAATCTAACCTCAGTACGAGATGGTGATATTTCGGCAATCCACAATTTATCGGATGGAAATTCACTGCCCACTCTCTTATTAAGTAAAGTTATTTGTGTTTTAAATATACCATTATCATATCCAGCTTCTCTAAGTAATCTTTCAATATCTATAAAATATTCAGTTGGGAATTTATATTTTTGAAATACAGTACCTTCTGCGATTAAAAAATAATCTTTAATATTTTGCGTTGTCAATGGAATATATCTTACCAATTCATCGTTAATCTGTGGTAGTTGGTTATCGTCCAAATCATATACAATAAATTCAATTGCATCGTTTTGACTAAATCCAAAAAAGGAATCAAGATTACCTTCTTCAAATATCTTTCTATCATTTGAAGATATTCTATATCCCTGATTGTTTAATATTTCCTTAAATGTTTTTATTGCCATGACAACTTATTTCTTTTACTCATTTGCTTATCATATACATAGTAACAATATTGTTTTCCTACACTATGAATAATTTTACCTATCCAATTATCTTTTGGCAATGTACCTACTTTATACGCCATATGCTCAGTCCAAGGTTTTACCATCTTATAAATCCACTTAGTATTTTGTGGCTTAGCTTTCATATACTTAACTACATTTCTAGCCCACATCATATATCCTAATACCAAACGAGGGTCTTTCTCATACATCATCTCACCATAAATTTCATCGGCGTTCCAAATGTGTTGAGGTAAGAAACCTTGATTGTATAATTCGTTACAAATGATTTTCTTCTTTTTAGTAGTTGCATTTGTAAGTTGATTATTAGCTTGCGCCAATTGAGTTGAGTTATTAACCAATTGCGTTTGAGTACTATTCAATTGAGTATTCAATTGATTAATTGTTTGGTTAAGATTTACTATTTGAGATTGTGCCGATGTTAACTGTTCACTTAATATCGAGTTTTCTTGTAATAAAGATGTATTTCTTCCACTCAAAGAAACTCGTTGAATAGACTCCGCAGTTGCTTTTTGAATTGCGTTTTGTAAACTACCAATACTACTTTCTACTTTTAAATTTGATTGTTGAGTTTGATTTTGAGAAACTGCTAATAATAAATCCTTAGAATCTATTTGAACCAAAAGACTTTGTGTTACAATTTCCAATTCTTTAACTTTAGATGCCAAATCAAGCGTAACACTATTCAATCTCTCAACCTGTGTTGTTAAATCGCCTATTAACTCATTTGCTTCAGTATATGCCGTTAATAATATTGTTGGTGGTAATGCCGGTGGTTCTACTGGAATTAATTCAACTATATTAGTATCAATTGATTTTATAACTTCAACTTCATTATATTTTGGTTTTGTTAATTTTCCAGAAACAATACCATCATTTGCAACTGAACCACTAAACACATGAATACCAAATTCATTCTTAGTTTTTATTGCTAATGAACCACTTAACAAAAGTTCGGATATCATACCCTCATTTCGTAAACCAGTTTTTATAAGTTGTTTAGCCATTATTAATCTTTTACTATACTAAATGTTATATTATCATCAAAATATTCAATACCACCGTTATTATCTATCTTAAATTCTATTTTATAAACTCTATCTGCTTCCCAATTTGAAAAATTAACTTTTATATAATTTCCGTTAGTATCGCAACTAATTTTAGAATAATCACTAAATGGAATTATAATATCATTTGATGCATAATCTCTTATTTGATAATAAGTTGTAGTTGGTAAATACTTTATATTAGTATATGCAAATGTATCGGTAAATGTTTTTAGAGGATATAATTCTCTACCAAAAATTTGTATTTTAGCAATAGTTCCTGCTTTGTATTCTTTCTTCAAATTAGTTATACCAACTTTAATATCACTTGCAGTTAGAGCACTCAATGAACCGGTAGCAAATACCGAATCATCCCATCCTATTCGTATTTTTGGTTGATATATCGTATGTGTTTCTTTACTAAAGAATTTCAACTGCCCATAATCAGCAGTGTCACTTTCTTTTTCAGTTGCATATTTTAAAATCATCCCATCATTTGGTTTAGAACCACTCATCCAAACTCTTAACATAGATTTTACATCCATATTAATATCGGCTGTCTGATAATTAAATGTTTGTGATGTTCCATAATCCGTGTACCAAGTTCCACCATCTCCGTTATTAACACTAGCTGTTGTATTTGTTGCAAAGTTATTTTGCAACCATTCCAATGAAGAATCACCTTCTCTATAATTCCAAGTAACACCTTGAGTTGATATATTATCAAATCTAGTACCAGTTCCCATTTCCCAACTACCAGATAGTGGATTCGCATATATCGTATATTCTAAAGGAATTTCGTCACTTTGAGTTTCTTTTAAAATTAACTCAGCGGAGTTCATTGAAATACTATTATTAGAAATTGATGCCGATATAAATCCAACATCAAATTTAAGTAGTATATGTGATACATCTTTAATGTTTCCATAATACACTTTACTTATTTCTAAGATTTCATCAAGCCCAGTATTTTGATTGGGTTGTTGAAGATAAAGAGTTGCATCTTTTGATGCTGTTAAAAAATAGTATGCCATTATTTTGCTCTGCCTTTTATGTCCGAATCCGGATATTTAATTTCAAAAATAGATGGGTCTAAAGATGGATATACAATCTTAGCTTTAGTTGCCGCTTCTATATTATATGAATTTGGTGCGTACTTACCTCCACATTTATTCACTATTAATAAACTTGGAACAGATGAAACTCCTTCTATATTTGCTATTAATAATTCAACTTCACTTAAATTTATTGTTTGATTGAATTGCCAATTATCAATATTAAAATAATCTTTTAATTCTGAAATACATTTTGCCAATACCTCACTCTTATTATAATTCTGATAAACTGATATTTCAAATTCAATACCTATGTTTATAATAAATCCATCATTAATGTTTATACCATCGGTTAATAATCTATATTCATTTAAATAAGTCTTAACATTTTCTTTTATACCACGTGTAAGTGGAATTAATTTTCCAAATAAATCATATCCTAACAAATATAAATTAATTGCAAATGGATTATTTTTTTCGTTCTCATTTGAAGTTTTTCCAAGCAAATATCTTGTAATATCTTCTTTAACCGATTGTTCAGAAGGTTCCTGACTATCTGGCATATTAACAAATCCCATTACCAAATCGGTAAACTCTTGTAAATTATTAGGAGATGCTAAAATAGATGCTGGTGAATTATTATCTATCGTACCATCTGCTACAGCATACGCCTTTGCAACCGCTCCAAATTTTGCTGGCATAGATAATACTCTTACTTGATAATCTTTGGCAGTTACTGCTCTATTTTGAGAACCAAAATTTGCTAATGCATTTTGTCTAATTTCTTCAACGGTCTCGCCACCTCTACCACCACCTGCAGTAACTTCATTATCAATTGCAACCGAATTTTTAGTTGCACTATATATTGCTCTATCACCATCACTTAATGCCTGTGTATCTTCTTCGAATTCTATCTTATCAATTCTAGTTAATTGTCCAGTTGACACATTTGATTTAACACCACCACCAACTAAATACTTAACAGTTATAGTTGTATTTGATGGAGATGTGCCATATGTTTTTGTTTTTAAGAAATTTGTTGGGTCAAACGATTCTTCTAATCTACTTATGGAATTTGGTAAACCCAATCCAACATTCTTAAGATTTGGAATTAATTGCTCATCCGATGCCGATGAATCCCCCGCACCAAATTGTATTATAGTTCTACTTTCTTCATCTATTTTTGAAACAAATCTTTTTGGTGTTTTAATTGTTTTTAAAATATATGGTACAGTTGTTTTAAATTGATACAAGTCTTGGTCATTTACTTCCGTATTTGGTACATCTACAAAAACCATTTCTTGAGCTAAATAAGGAACTTCATACCATTTATTATTATTTGAATCTCTAACATCTAATATTTGTATAACATCAGTATCATTTAATGTTATTTTTTCAAAAGGAGAATATGAACCAAATGTAAAAGTTGCTTCTTTTAATTCACCAGATATGACTTGAACATATTTTTTAATTAAATAAAAGCTTGGTTCACCAGTTATCGCTTCTCTCTGATATACACTAATCTCTCTATTAGCTGCTTCCGAAAAATCAATAGCGTCCGTTGTTCTAAATGATATACCATCTTTTGTTGAAATGGATTGTAATCCTTCTTTTATTCTTAAAAAATATTTTGAATCTGGTATGTTATTTAAGCCAATACCTATCGATGGTACTAATTGATAAACTGATAAGGTTGTTATTGCTGGGGAAGTTACTTTTGGTCTATATCCCAAATATTGAGATAATGCCAATACACTTTTTATGTCTTCTGCATATACCATCAATGATTCTTTTAAAGTATCATCGATGTAATACGATAATGAATCACCTATATACGATGCCATTTCTATAAACATCATACCCGGAGATGATTCATTGAAATCAGAATATGTTTTAGGAAAATAGTTTTTTGCAAATTCTACTAAATTACTTCTAAATCCAATAAAATCCTTATCAAGATATTTTACTTCTTTTCCTTTATTTTTAAAATTCTTATTTGTTACAGTTATTCCCATTTTTATTTTATTAAGCGGCTATTGTAAAAGATACCGTGTTTAAATCAACTTGATTTAACAATCCGAATGTTACGGAAACATTTACTAAATTATTATCTCTATTGTTGCTTGTACTTTCTACATCTATTTGTTCTACTGTAACATATGGTAACCATTGCTCTAAAGCTGCTGTTATCGCATCTTCAATTTTACCAGATAATGTATCATCATTAAAATCAAAAAGTAATTCCTGCAACCCACTACCAAATTCAGGCTGCATTACTCTTTCTCCTTTTTTAGTTAATAATAGATTTTTTACATTTGATTTAATTTGCTCATTTGTTGTAAAGGTTTGATTGAACGCAGTATTACCGATTTGGATTGGTAATGATATACCTATCGCATAATCTTCATACTTTTTAGTATCTTGTACTAATTTTTGTCCTAATACAATTGCCATTACTTCTTCTTAAATCTTTTTACAAGTTCTGAATAATCTCTATTCAATGCTTTATCTATTTCAGCTACTCCAGTGTTTACTCCCAATCCTGTTGGAGAAGGTCCTTTAGCCATTTCACCATAACCCATTTTTTCAGCTAATGCAGTTCCACCTACAAGTGAACCCATATCTGCTTGTCCAAAATTCATTGTTCTAAATCCACCATCACCCTGTGGGATACCTCCTCTTGTTTCATTAAGAATTTGGTTAATCATTGGGTTTTTGCTGTATTGCTTTGTTGGTATTTCCTTTTGAACTACCGATTCTGTAATAGTATCATCTCCCAATACAGCCTTAGCCATTGAGATACTCTTTGATACTGGTTTTGGTGCTACCTTTGTTTCAGATAGCATTTTTTTCATTTCAGCCTTCACACCTTCCTTAATTAAAGCAGGTAATTGCTCTTTGAGCTCCTCTTTAATCAGAATTTGAATGGCTTCTAATAGTTTATCCATGTCCATAATATTCTATTCTTTGTTTGTTATGTTTATAAATATTTAAATTAAGTATTTTTGAGAATTAGGCCCAAAGAGTTGGGTCTTTTTGTAATTCTGTCCAATACATCGTAAATTTTTTAATTCTGTCATCTAATCCATTGTAACCGCCATTAATTCGTTTTGTTATAACTTTTATAGTAACTGTGGTTGAATCTTTACATTTTTCTCCCAATTTATTTGCTTTCCAAAATAAGCACGCAGTATCCGCATAATACTTAGAACCTACTAATGTTGGATTACCTTCAAAATCATCCCCAGCGATTGGTCCGAATTTTTTATAATTAGCTCTTCCGGTTAATTGTATATACCCTCTACCTTTATATCGTTTACCATCACCAGGTTGCGTATTACCCAAATCCTTCCTACCTTCATATGCAGTTCCAGATGCAATTTCTTCTTTATATACGAAATTACCAGATTCATGGTTAGTTTGTGCCAAAAAATGAGCTCTTTCTAATGGTGTTTTTGCTAAACCATATTTTCTCATAGCCGCTACTAATTCACTTGGTACTTTTATCTTTGTTTTGTAATTTGGAACTGGAGGAATGTTATCTTTAGGCTTTTCCTCTTCTGCCAATGGAGGGTCAGGTTCCTTTTCAGCATCCGCTGTAATTCGTTCCTCAACACTAGTCTGTTCCTCCTCACTTGGTATTGGTGCATCTTCTGGAAGTGAATATGCTTCAGCGGATGCTTCGTTTATATCTGAACCTTCTAAAGATGCTTCTTCTGATGCCACTAATTGAGCATCCGTCATTTCTATTTCAGTTGTATCTACTTCCGCAACATCGGCTATTTCTTCAGGTGTTTCCGATGCAGTTGATGCAGCTCCCCCAGGTCTAGATGGAGTTACCATGTATGAGGACCACATTATAACACCAGGACCAGGAGTTCCAAGTGGCGGATATAGTGATACGGTATTTATAATACCACTCACAGTAGATAAATGCAATGTTGCATATGATATAAAATCATCTACTATAATTGCCGAATTTTTTGTTGGAGGTATTACTGACATTTTTAAGCCGTTTTATTTTTTTCTGATGTTACTACGCTTTTACCGTTTTCATTTAATCTCCACAATGCAATAGATGATTTATCTACCCAATTTGCTTGTATTTTATTTTGAGTAAAATCACTAACCCATTTCCAACCTGTCCAAACTTGTATGTGGCCATACTTTTTATCATTATACCCCATTACTATAATATCACCAACTTGCCATTTTGTAGAATCTAATGTATATTCATCGCCAACATTAACTTTATCATTATAATAAGATTTACCACCGATGTTAGTAGCAAACGATGAACGCCCTCCACCAGTTGATGGATTCTTAAATGAGAACCAATCTGCGTTTCCACTAAGAGTTCCTAATCCTTTAACACCGGTTAATGCCACAACTACTGCTTGAGTTCCCTGTGGACAAAGTCCATGTATATCCGAGTTGAATCCTATTCTTAAATTTTCATAACTAATTCTTGGATTTTTGCCCAATTTGGGGCCCCACGCTCCGGCTTTTTTTAATAATTCATCTAAGTTTTTATATCCACTTTTTAAAGCGGTGTCATTTTCTAATTTTTTTGCAGGTGGTAATTTTTCTTCGGATAATACCTTTTGGTCATATAACGCTTTATCAATTATTTCTGCTTTAGTATTATCCATTTCAGTTATTATAGAAGCACTTTCATCATCACCTGCTATTACTAAATCCGATTGTATAATTTCTTCGTTTATTTTTTCTGGATCTGGATTTATTATTTCTTGAACATCTGGATCATTTTTATCCAATGGTATTTCGTTCCAATCTAATTTATCATATGGAGATTGTACATCATCGTTGGATATTGCCGCGGCTGCAGCTGGTGTTGGAGGTGTCCATTGCCCAGGATTTACTACCATATTAGATACAACCGAAACATTTGATACCGCACCAGGAGCGGGAATTACCGGTGTTGGAAAGTTATTCATAGTTGCACCAGACCAATACGCAATTACACCCTTACCCATTTCACCAACCAAATCATATGGGGCAGTTGATGTTTGGCCTTTTTGCAAAGCAGCTTTAAATAATTGTTGCATTGCATCTACGTTTCCCTTTTGTAAAGATATTTGATGAAGTGAATCCTTTCCTCGTTTAATAGCAGCATCATATTCAGTTGCATATGTTTTTGCAACCGTATCAATATCTGCAATACTTTCGGGACTATTAGAAAGATTTAATATATTATTTTTAAATGTTTGCCAAGACATAATTAACTATTTTGTTTATTAAGCATCATCTTCTACTTCATTACAATATCTAGTAGCCACGTCTATTCCACTTTCTGCAGTTTTCTTTGCAAAATTCTGAATTTTATATGAAAATGGGTCTTTTTTATCATGTACAGATGTATAATAAACCCCAACACTATCTCTTTGTTGATAAAAATAAAATCTATTTCCATTTTTAGGAGTATCATATGATTTGATAAATTTCATAGGTGTTGATAAATCAGGTTTTCCTATTGTTTCGTTTGATTTCGCCAATGCTGCTTTGGCTGCGTCTTGAGTAGCTTTTGCATCAGTGACCGCCAATTCAGTTGTTTTATTAATTATTAATTTATCTTTTTCTACTCCACTTAATGGTTTACTTATATTTCCTTCTTGAATATTTTTTATTTCATTTTGCACACTTTGTTTAGCTTTTTCTGCCATTGCGGTTGCTTTTTCTTCTACACTCGCGATTCCTTTATTTACTTTATCTTGTGCATCTGATACTATTTTTTGTGCTTTCTCTTGAGCGGAAGCAATTGTTGATTGAACTTTTGCCTGTGCTCCAGCTACAGCCGCTTGCCCTTTTGCAGCCAATGCCTGTCCTTTTGCAGCCAATTGTTTTGCTTTGGCCGATGCGTTTGCCAATTTATCTTTGAATTTACTATTTTTAAATTTTTTAGGAACTGGTAGTTTTTTTGTTTTGAATTCAGGAACACCAGGTAGTTTAGGTATATTTGGTATCTTTGGAAGTTGTGGAATTTTTGATTGCAAATCACTCACCGCAGATGTAGCTGCGCCAACCGCATTTGATGCTGCGGCTTGAGCATTGCCAACCGCCGCTGTTGCAGTTGCTTGGGCATTACCAACCGCCGCTGTTGCAGTTGATTGTGCTTGGTTTTTTAAATCAGTAGCTTGTCCAGTTAAATTTTCCATATTAAGATGTTTGATTTAATTTACTTAAGATATTATTTAGCTTTGATTTTATTTTATTAAATGTAGGTAGGTTTTCAGGTCCTACTTTAGATGGTCCAGACGGTGTTAAATAATTTTGTGCAACTATTGCATCTATAAGTTCTGCTAATAATTCAACTAATTTTGTTCCTTTAACCAATGGTTCTAATTCAGTATCTCCTAAAAATATAGAACCCTTACCACTATGAATGGCGAAATCTCTATCGTTTGTTATAAAATTAACATTATCTTTTGTACTAACATCAATACCACCCTTATTATCTATTGAGAGTCCACCATCTGAAATAAATCCATAATTCTTTTTTGAATAGAATAACATTTCTCCACTTTTTGCAGATAAAATTATTCTATCCGAATTTAAAAGTATTTGGTCACCTATTAATTTATCTGGATAGTTTTCAAACGATTCTGGCTTTGTTTCAAAATTACCTTTACCCTTATCATCTAATTTACCTGGAACAAATCCCAATTGAAACTTATCTGATGTGATAGCTATTATACTCCCATCTCGATTTATATCTTCTTTGGTTACCTCATTATCTAATAATTTTTTAGAATCTGCGTTTTCCCCATTTCTTATTATAATTACAGGTGAATATTTCTTTTCATCGTTATTATATCCAGAAAATCTAATTGATTGTCCAAATCTACTTTCAAATAAAGTATCACCTTCCCATAATTTTAATTTGTGAATACCTTTTTCATATTTAAAATAATCACCATAATTATCATACTTTGCGGATTCATTTGTATTACTTCTGGTTATTCCGGTCGATTGTACTTTTGAGTAATCTTTTGATGTATTTGTATCTGCTTTTACCGGATTAAATAATTTGGATATTGCATTCATATCCGCATTTACAAATGGTGTTAGTTCAGGACCAATTCGTTTGTAATAGGTAGTACCACCTGCTCCGTTTATAATTTCAACAGCTTCATTTTTTACTGGAAGTGTTTTAAAGTTTTTATCTAATGGATATGCAATAGGTAAACTGGCCTCATCAGTTGCTAATTGTCCTGTTAATTTGTATTCAATTGCTCCAATAAAAATTGATTCTTTGTTTTTAGAATCTTCTCTATTTTTTAAATATGGGTGAGTTTCATCTAATATTATACTATAAACTATACCCTGGCGTTTTTCACTATTAGTTGCCGTTGCTTGACTGGATTGTACAGCCGATACACTAGCATTTTGCAATCCTGACATGCTATTTTATTTTTTGTTTTAACTCATCTAACTCAAATTCCAAATCATCAACTCTTTCTACTTGTTCTTTAGTTTCTTCCAAATCTTTAAGCAATTGTTCTTTCTCAAATGCTGATAGAAATCCTTCTTGTCCTTCGGTTTTCTTTTCTGATGCCATAATCTTAGTTGCGATTGTTGCTAACTTAACCAATTGGTCATCGTTCCTAACTGAACTATCAATTAAACCACCAATTACAGGACCTAAAGTTCCCATATCACCTGCGTGTCTAACCATTTTCTTTAATTCCTCAATTAGAGCACTAATCTTTGTTTTTTTAGAAACTTGGTTGTTATAGATATCTTCAAAAAGACCACCTAATGATTTACCTTTGAATAATTCGAATTCTGTTGACATATTAATATATTTACATTTTGTATGTATATAAATATGGTTCTATAAAAATGTTGAAATTAAATTGAGATTACTTCGATTGTAATCTTAGGTTGATATCCTTCAGGCAGTTGTCTATTAATACCTTTGAATTCATTTACTTTACCCTTAAAGTAAGTTATTTGCAATACCTTATCGGTCAGGTTCATTACAGTTTGAGATGATGTAGACATTTCTTCCGTATCTCTTTTCATATTAAGAGCTGGTTTCTTTGGAAAGTATTCCTTTCTCATAGCGTGTGCTATTTCTTTCCAATCTTCTATTTTATCAACTGATTTCTCTGCTGATATTTTTCTCAATTGTGAACTTAGATATTTCTCACCGCTTGTGTATCCAGCATCAGTGAACATATGTCCGTGATTTGTACGAACAACAGGTGATTCGGTATTTTGAAGTTTAACATCAGGCTTATGCTTTGATGTAGTTTCAATACTAACCATATGTTTTGGAGATGATACAAATGTATGACCTTTTAAAGACATCCCACTCTTGCCCTTATATGATAGTGTAGCTCTTACTGCGGCCATTAGAGTAGGTTGCTTAATGATATTTCTCATCTTATCACCATCAGGACCTGGCTTTCCACCTTTCTTTACAATCTTATGTTCGGCTTCATCGTGTCCAACTAATAGTGCTGAGTTTACAACACCAATTCCGTTTTCGTTTAAACCCTCACTCCAATCCGTTATTAAATCATGTAGATATGCAACTTCCACACCATCAATGATAGTATGTACGATTTCTAAAGATGGATTATACGCTCTATCTCTATTTTTAGCTAGGATAAACTTATCTTTAATTTCTTTAGATACAATAATACACTCTGAAAGTTTCATTTTACTATTCGTTTGTTGATTCAAATAATCTAACAGAAAGAATTACATCTTTACCTATATTTAAATTTCTTACTTTATGTCTTTCCAAATCATAAGATGGGTTACCAATTGTATTTGCTTTAGCAACTATACCATTTTTAATAAAGTGTGGTTGTAATCCAGAGTAGTTATCATCTCTAAACATGAAAACATTATTAGGTAATTCTTTGGATATTTTAATTATCTTCTTCAACCCTTCCTTACCCATAAAACAACCACCTTCGCATTTAGTACCACCATAAGTTTTACCTTTTTGTAATGTTACTTCGGTTACTGTACTTTCTCCAAACATCCCTACAAAGTTACCTTGATATTTGTTACCAGGTTTTCCACTTATTGCTGTTGTGAAATCCATTCTATCTTTTAACTTTCCTTTAGATATAAAGTTAAAAAGTTTTTTAGCATTCAAATTGAAATCATCTATAAATTTTTGTACTGCAATTCCACGAGTACCAGTAAATCCAGCAATTCCCATTGCTTCTTTACTAGCTGTTTCTTTTAGTATATCTTTTAACTTTATCATATTAAAATCCTATTGAAATTACATCACCATCCGCTTCAACCCAACGAATCTTTAATGCTAATAATTTTTTAAGAGTATCAGCTCCAAAACGATAACCAGTTCCAAAATTGCCTCTTGCTGGAATATCTACAACCATTCCGTGAATACCGGCAAAAATTTGAGAATGGTCTGCACCAATTACTTTTTGAAATGCCACAACCTGTTTTTGTTGAATAGGTTTTAATTCTTTGAATTTTACTTCAGATGCTTCGTTTAGTTGAGTAAGTTTTATCATATTATTTATTATTAAAATGCTCCGTTTAATTCTTTAGCTGCATCAGAACCATATTTTGATTTAAATTTATTCATTAAATCTTTTAAAATGTTATCTCTATACTTAGAAATCTCCGATGGCATTGAACCTTCTATTGTATGTATTGTTTCTATTGCCTCTAATTTTTTAAAAGACTTTGTATCATTTAAAAATACTGATAATTCCATTACTGCACCAGTATGGTCATTTTTATCAGTTGATTTAGCTACTCTAGCCACTATTTGTTTAGTATCTAAAGATTCAGTTACTTTAGGTTTTCCAGTTACAATTCCCATTAATTTTATCATCTTATTTCTTTAATTTAAGTTTCCAATAAACACCACCTCTAACGTATGGAGTAAATCCACCATTTGTACCATCGGTTGTTTGATTAGTAACACCCAAACCTAATTGGTATATCTTATCTTTCTTAGTATTGATTAAAACGCCAGCTCCTACTGAACTTACAAAATCTGCTTTGTTGAATCCACCCTCTAAACCATAAAATAATTTAGTCTTAGGTAATTCTTTTACAATTGTAGTTTCTTTGATAGTTCTTTGCTTAACACTTGCGTTGAAAGTTCTACCTAAGATTTTGTTTTGTGAGATAGTATCATTTAAAGCAACAATACCTAATGAATCAGGTAAAACTAATGTATCTTTGTATAATACTTTTGAGTAATAGTCTTTTAATAAAGCCATAGTATCAATAACCGCTGGAATGATTACTTCTTTCTCTACGATTGTTTCATGGTAGATATCTTCACCTTTCTTAGTTACCACTTTAGTCTTTACAATATCAATAGTATCAATATCGTGCTTAATTACTTCATAAGCTTTACCAGCTATGAATACTTTCTTACCTGGCATAACTCCACCTGGGTTAAACCACTCCAATAAAACGAATATAATCAATACTGCGATTGCTATATTCTTAAAGTTCAACAATTTTTTCATAATATATTTGATTTGTGTGTATAAATATTGATTTATTCTAAAATATCATTTTTGAACCAATTTGGAAGTTATTCAATAAAGAAAACTCAGGTGTGAATGACATTGCCGCTTTATAAGATGTTGAAAATCCAAATCTTTTGCTCAATTTGTAATCATATCCCAACCCTACCATTGCTCCCGGCGTTCTATTCACAGTACTTCCACCAGTCACCGTATTCCAAGCTAATGGAGATTGCATTAAGAATACTTGTGGAGTTAGGGTAACCTTTCTATTATAAGTGTAAGGCTTCATCCAAAATCCTACCAAAGATGAACTTAAACTAACATCGTATCCACCGGTCACTGCATTTTGCATCATTAAAGTAATCACACCCACATTGTATCCAAATGTTCCGTGTTTAGGATGTGGTTTAATCCAAGTATACCCATTAAGGTTCATTAGCGTTCCTTTAAGATAAGCAAATGTAGTTCCATATGAATGTATCGCATTTAATTTACCATCCTCAAAATCCATCTTAGTCACCCCAGCACTCAATGCAAATTGGTTTAGGGTACTCCAAATAAGTGCGGTAGCTGAATATGATTTATCTCCCATTAAAGATGATTTAGATACACCCACACTCATCATTACTGCGTAGTTTCCTTCGTTATCTTCCGTACCTGCTAAATCACTAGCTAACATCATTGGATTAGCTATTACTTTCTTTTTTTCCTCTTTTTTCTTTTCTTCCTTCTTCTCCTCTTTCTTTTCTTCTTTAGATTCTTCCTTCTTCTCCTCTTTTTTCTCCTCCGATTTAGATTCCTCTTTCTTTTCTTCTTTGCTTTCCGATTTTGTTTCTTCTTTCTTTTCTTCAGTCTTACTTTCCGATTTACTCTCCGATTTTGATTCAGATTTGGTTTCAGTTTTAGTCTCCGTTTTGGTTTCAGTCTTTGTTTCTGTAGATGAAGATGAACCACTACCAGAACTGCTCCCAGAACCTCCAGAACTACTGCTTCCTGATGAGGAAGCCGGTGGCGGGGTAGAACTACTACTTGATGTTGGTGGAGGGGCTGATGCCGTTGGTGGAGGTGCCGTTGGTGGTGGTGGAATTGCCGAAGTTGCTGATGAACTAGCTGCCGCACTTGCCGATGAAGATGCAGCCGAACTAGCGGATGAACTTGCCGCTTTTGCGGCCGCATCTGCCGCTGCCTTCGCTGCTGCATCGGCTGCTGCCTGCGCCGCTGCTGCAGCCGCTGCCGCTGCCGCTTGTGATACTGTGTTTTGTACCGTTTGTTGAACTACCACATTCGTAGGACATGCCATTGCATTGAAAGCTGCGTAAGTTGCAGCAATCCAAACATTTACAGCTCCCGCCATTACTTCTATTGGTGAGAATACTCTGACCTGATTATAAAATGATACCGTTGCAAACCCATTGGTCATTGTTGTAGTGGCAATCTTAATTTCACCAGTACACTTGTCCTTATAAGTTTGTGTATAAGTTTGCCCGCTTACGATTTGACAAAACAATACTAAAATAAAACCTAATATATATTTCTTCATTAAAAGTTATTCAACCCAATACCCAATTGTGAATAACCTCTTAGTGGGTCAGTATCAAACTTCAAACTAAAGAATTTGAAATCTCTTATGAACCCGAATTTAATTGTTGTAAAATTTATATT